GATCTGATAAATGGAGAAGGTGTTGAACTGGTCCAGGAACTCCTCCGGGCTGTCCGGCACATTGGCCGGGTCTGCATGACGGGCCATCAGCCACGCCAGATCCTCAAACATCTCCAGACTGAACAGGTCGAGGTTGGAATTGTCCTCGTCGTTCTCTCCTACGCTCTTTTCCAGCTGGCGCAGGTCTTTGTAAATGTCACGGCCAAACTTGATGCGGTACAGACGGGGTACAGCGGCACTTGCCTTAAAGGTGACTTCCTTGCCATCGATCTCGATTTTCTTCGTAACTGCCATAATCGTAATCCTCCAAAATTTCATGTAAAATTGGCAGAGCCGAAGCCCTGCCGTATATCGTGTTTCTTACTCTGCCGGGTCAATGCTGACCAGTGCATTACCGCCGCTCACAGTAGGCAGCTTTCCATCCCACTTCTGAACCTTCTGGTAATCGATCAGCGTATCGGACAGGCTTTCTGCCAGTTTGCGGTTTGCCTCTGCCTGTGCTTCTGCGGCAATAGAAGTCTTCTGGGCTTCCGCCTCTGCATTGGTGATCGCCACCTGCTTATCCGCTTCTGCCTTGGCAATAGCAGCTTCATTCTCGATCTTCTGCTTATCTGCGTTCTGCTGTGCAATGGACTTCTGCTGGATGGCTTCGTTGTAGGCATCCTCGAAATTCATGTCGTTGATGACGACCTTGTTCACAAACACAACGTCCTCGCCATACTTCTGCACAAGAGATTCTGCCAGCTTCTGCTGTGCCAGAGGCTCGATCTTGGTGCGGTTCGTCACCTCATTGGGGGCAAGTTCAGCCATCGCAGACTTGATTGCCGATGCCACCAGCTCGTCACCGACCAGATTCTTGATGTCTGACACATTCGCATACAGCCATGCACTCTTCTCAGGAAGCACCTGATAGGTCACGATGACATCAGCGGCATACACAGGAGTCTTGTCGGAGGCTTCGCCCCAGACCTGTGCTTCGATGTGTTTATCCTGCTGCTTGTTGTTGACCTTGTGAATGCTCTGCACAAAGGGGATGCAGAAGTTGAGCTTGCCGCTCTGGATGGTGGTCTCCTGGATCTGGCCGAAGCTGGTCTTCACGCCCGTGTAACCGGTGGGGATGATGTGGAACGAGCAGACAGCCAGTACCAGAACGATGATCACTGCGAACAAAGGAAAAATCTTCTTCATAATCGTATACCTCTTTGTAATAATGTAAGCAGAGCCGAAGCCCTGCAGTGTGTGTCGGTCACTTAGCCCTGCGGCTCCTCGGTGTGACTGGTGTCTTCGGTGTCCACAGCTTCCGCCTGCGGCTCGTAGACCGCATCGTACCACTTGTTATAGACATCATCGGTGGTGTTGGTACCGGTCTTCGCCTTGACATAACCGTTTGCCAGAGGGGTTGCCTGCAGGTTCAGGGTGTCCGTCTTGACTTCCTTGCTGTCCTCATTGGTCTCACCCTCGATAGACGGACGGCTTGCCACACAGTTGTACAGCACATGACGGATGTGACGCTGGTCGCCATCAAACTCGAACAGGAATGCGAAATGCTCCAGTTCCACATTGGCGTTTTCCGCAAGCACACCGTTGCCATCCAGCTCCTCGTGCATGATGTCCGTGAGGAAGCTCTCCGGGATCAGCGCGATCTCCAGATCACCCTCGTAGCCGGAGTTGTTATTCACGACATAGTAGGCGATATTGTCCGCATAAAACGGCTCGATCTCGCCATTGGCATCCATAGAAAGACTGACTGCACCGGGGATGCGGACCGGCTTTGCATAAGTGACACTGCCATCTTCGTCAAAGGTCGCCTTTGCATAGTGGCAGTTTTTCAGGCCAAATTTGACCTTATTGCTTTGCTTCGACATAGGTTATTCCTCCTATCGCCCTGCGGCCGGCTTATACGGTCAGCTCATACAGGACTTCATACATCTTTTCGGTTTCGATCCAGACCTCGCTTTTCTCATAGTAGAGTTCGTGTGCGGTCAGGACTTCTTCAATGCTTGCTTCCATATCCGGGTCTTTGTAATCGGTGTACACCTCAATGTCCAGCCGGTTGAAATGGTGGTACACAAGGTTGTCCGCACCGAAATTCTCGGCTTTCGGATACAGGAAGCAGATAAATGGTGAATCAGGGCTCTCCCCTTCTGCGAAATGGTCATACGCATAAGGAAGCCCCATCTCCTCCACCAGAGCTTTTACTTCTTCGTGGGTCATTGGTTCCTCCTTACTTTAGTGCCTTTTCGATGAGAGACTGGAGCTGCTCGATGCCGGCCTGCTCTGCCGGAGCGATATGGGGTCTTCCTGCCACCCGTCCGCCGCCGCGCTTGGCATGACCTTTTTCCAGCAGATGTGCCAGCTGGTAGCGGTTCTTGGAATGCACCACCATCTGAAGGCTCTGGCTGGATTCGGACTGTTTGGTCGCCACCCAGCTTCCTTTGTATGCGCCCGTTCTGGACGGTGCATTGGCCGAGATCTGGTCTTTGACCGTTTTGGCAGACTTACGGACAGCACTCTTCACCTGCGTGGAAGCAAGCGTTGCATATTCTTTTAAGCCTTCGTTGATGGCGTCAGCCATCTCATCAATGCTGACGGTTCTGCTCATCCGGCTGCCTCCTCTCCAGTCTGCAATGAATCTTCAGGATCTTCTTCTGATAGTTCATCGGGTCAACGGATTCGATATTGTAGAGCTGATCCCGGAAGCGGATGCGGTAACCTGTTGATGTGAGATTTCTGGTCTCACTGCACCAGCGAACTGTAAACACCACGCTCTTCTGTTCGGCTGTGGCCTCACCCTCTTCTTCCTGCACCTGATAGGTCGAAGCGTAGGCAAAGCAGGTGAAATAATCCTCCCATGTGTTCCGATGATTTCCGACCTTATCGGTCACGACCGTGCTTTTCTCAATCGTGATCCGCTCATTCAGTTTCTCGATCATCAGAACACCCCCTCCCTCACAGCAAACAGAATGGAACGAAGCGTCAGCATCAGCTGGTGATGGTCAGCTTCGTCCCGGTGCTCATAGAGATACCCCAGTGCATACAGAATCGCCACACGGCAGGTGCTTCGCAGGGCTTCCAGTTCCCTTGTGGGCTGTACTCCGTTCTCGGCATCCCGGTCAGCGGCATTGACTGCCTCCCACTGGTCTTCCGAAAGACGACCCACGTCCTTGCACATCTGCTCCGCAGAAGATAAAAGGATGCCGATCAGGGCATCCTCATCACTGCTGTCCACGCGGAGATAGGTCTTCGCTTCGTAAAGCGGGATCAGTGCCATAACCGGCTCCTCCTTTCCTGGCTTTCTTAGCCCTGCGGTGCCATCTGCAGAAGCTGTACGGCTTCCGGCAGGATCAGCTTGCCATCCACACGCTGGGTGGTCAGGAAGCCGACCTGATCAGTACGGGCATACAGCTCGTTCAGACGGCGGAAGGTGCGGTTCTGGCGGTCAGCCACCCAGTAGTAGCTGTAATCGCCAAAGGCCATGACCTTGCTGCCACCCTTGATCTCCGGCATGAAGGCGGAAGTCTTCAGCGGACGGTTCAGCAGGGTATCCGGCTTGCCGATCTCCAGACCCGGCTTCCAGATATAGTTGCCATTGTTGTCCTTAATGGTCATCAGCTGCAGCACCAGGGCTTCGTTGCAGAGGAACTGTGCCTTCTTGCGGTACGGAGCCTTCAGTGCGTAGTAGAGCTTGAAGATTTCATCGAAGGTAACGGCATCCTTCTGGGCAGCGGTCACACCGACCTTGGCACCGCCAGTCTCAGCCAGCAGACCCAGAGGCTTGCCCACACCGTCACCGGTGATAAAGGCGCGCTCCTCTGCGTTGCCCATACGCACACCGAAACGGCGGGCAATATAGGTGGCAAGGTCGAATGCGGAATCGTTCAGCAGCTCATTGGAGATTTTGATCATAGTGCCCAGCTTGTACGCAGACAGCATGGTCTGACCGAAGGTGGTATCGCTCTCCGGGATCTCCTCACCCTCATCGATCCAACTGGCTTCACCGGTATCCTCTGCGATGGGGATCTTACGGGTGCCGGAGCTGGTGCGGATGACGGTCGCCAGACCACGGAAGATGTTGTTCTCCTCCAGTGCCTCCACCAGCTTCTTCTCGAACTCATCGGGAACGGTAAAGCCGCCCTCGGTATCCTCACCCACAGACAGGGCATTGCGGACCTCGCCATAATGGCCGCGGTTGCGGATCATGTTCCAGAAGTTCTCGGCATACTCGGCAGTGGCGGTCGGCTTGACATCCTTCTTGGCACCGTTCTTCGGGTCAGCGTGGACAGGACTGGAAGTCGGTGCGGACAGCTGTGCCTCGATCTGTGCCTGCTGCTCCAGACGCTCGATCTCTGCACCCAGGTCCTTGACCTCCTGTGCCATCTTGTTGTACTGCTCCACGGCCTCAGCCTTTACCAGACCGTTCTCGCCGCGGTTCTTTTCCAGAAAGTCCTTGGTCTGCTCCCAGAGAGTGTTGCGCTTGGTGCGCAGTTCCAAAATCTTACTCATAGTGTTTGTCCTCCATAGATTGATTTGTGGTGATATAAAAAACAGCCTGAATGCACATCACTTCATGCACTCAAGCTGTTTCATCAGGATATTGTAGGGGATGCTGCCATCCTCGGTCTTGCCGTCCAGATCAAGGACAGGGCCGGAATTGGCAGGTGGTTCGGCCGGAGGTGTCGGCTCTGCGGACGGTTTCGGGTCAGCAGGCGGCTCCTTCGGCTCAGTGTGCTTCTGACCTACGTCTTCCGGCTTCACCCCCAGACGGTTCAGGACGATTAGATCCATCTGACGGCTGGAGAAAAGGTGCCCTGCCGTATCCTTCTGGAACGGCTTCTTTTCTTCGCCCTCGCCCGGTTCACTGTCAGGGTCTTCTTCCGGATTCTCCGGGTCTGCCGGGTCACTGTCCGGCTCCTCCTCTTTCTTTGCAAAGAGGATCTCGTCTGCGAAGCCCAGCTCCACAGCCTTCTTCGCATTCATCCAGGTCTCATTGCTCATGAGGTTGGCAATACGGGCGTGGCTGAGTCCGCTCTTTGCAGCATAGGCATTGATGATGCTCTCCTTGACTTCGGTCAGCACCTCAATGGCTTTCTCCATGTCCTTGGTGTTGCCCATCGCTACGGTGCTGGGGTCATGGATCATCAGCATGGCAACAGGACTCATCTGAACAGTATCACCGGCCATTGCCACAACAGATGCAGCAGATGCCGCAATTGCATCGATCTTGACCGTGATGCTGCCCTTGTAGTCCCTAAGCATGGTATAGATCTCGGCAGCGGCAAACACATTTCCGCCCGGACTGTTGATCCAGACGGTCACATCCCCCTCGCCGGATTCCAGCTCATCCCGAAACATCTGCGGCGTGATCTCATCACCCCAGAATGATTCCTCATCGATGGGACCTTCCAGCCGGAGGATTCTGGTGTCGTCACTGTTTTTGATCCAGTTCCAGAATTTCTTCATTGGGTTCTCCTTCTTTCATTCTTTCGTGGCTTACTCTCACTCAGCCGATTTTCGCTGTCAGGTTCTTCTTCCGGATCTTGTTCCTCTGGCTGTGTCTGTTTGGGCTGATTCTGCTGGACTGCGGCAGCTTTATTCTGCTGTGCCACTCCTGCATCTTTCAGCTTCACATAGCCGCCGTTCAGGTAATAGTCGTCACCGCCCTCCTCTGCCGGGATGAGATCCATGTTCTCCAGACGATGCACATCATTCGGAGAGAGGAAGCCGTTGCTGATGCCGGTCGCATAACCGTTCATCCGGCTCTGGTAGTCGCCACGAAGCAGACCGTCCACATTGAATTTTGGAAAGTAGGTATCCTGCTCCTCCTCCAGCAGCAGATCCTTGATGATGCCCTGTTCGATGCGGACAAGCCACGGAGTCAGGGAGTGCATCACGAAGTTTAGCGACTGGTATTCAATGTTGGAGAATGTGGCTCTGGACAGATCGGCTACCAGATGCGGAGGCACACGGAAGATGCGGCAGATCTCCGTCACGGAAAACTGCTTCGTTTCCAAAAACTGGCTGTCTTCCGGCGGCAGGGAAATCGGTTTGTAGGCCATGCCCTCTTCCAGCACTGCCACACGATGGGCGTTCGCTGCGCCACCATAAGCCGCTTCCCAGCTATCCCGGATACGGTTCGGGTCTTTCACAACGCCGGGATGTTCCAGCACACCACTGGGCTGTGCGCCGTTCTTGAAGAAAGAAGAACCGTACTTATCCACCGCAATGGAAGTACCGAGGCTGTTCTTCATCATGGCGATCGGTGAGAAACCGATCAGACCATTAAACCCAAGCCCCGGCACATGGAAGATCTCGTCCCGGCGAAAGTAGAGGTCTTTATTCTGCTCTCCCGGAACTTCATCCGTGTAAGCGTGGTAGATATAGTAGAGCTCGCCACTCTCATCTCGGTCGACTTCGACATTTTCCGGCAAAAGCGGATACAGCCCCAGCACCGTGTTCTTGCCATCCCGGACGATCTGTGCGTAAGCGTTGCCCCAGAGGAGCAGGTGGGTCATCAGTGTTTCCCAGAAGACAAAGGATGTCATCTCCGGGTTGGGCTGGCGATACAGGATCTTATACAGCGGATGATCCCTCGCCTTTTCCTTGTTGCCGTTATCATCTGTCATCCGGTACAGATGCAGCGGCAGTGCCGCAATGGACTCTGCCAGCAGACGGACACAGGCATACACAGTCGGGATCTGCATGGCTGCTTTCTCATCCACCTGCTCCCCGGCATTGGAGCGGCCAAACACAAAGGTCTGCCCGGAATCGCGGACGTTATCCGTGACCTTCGGCAGACCTTCTTTTGGCTGTTCTGTTTTGGGAGAATCCCTTGGATTCTCAAACCCCATCCATTCCCAGAATCCCATTAAGCCTTATCCCCCTTTTCCAGTTCCGGCAGACCGGCAAGGCTGGTACCGAGGGACGCAATACCTGCCACGATCACTGCACTGCCGACCGCCATCCAGTCCACCGTGCCGCCGGGCATCTGTGTCACGACCAGGGCCGCGCCGGTCTGGAACATTGTCTTTGCAGCACGGATGCCGGCTGCCTTCCACCATTCTGCACTCATCAGATACTTCATTGTGTTTTCCTCCAAATCTTCATATCAAAAAACGATCATGTCACGTTCGTCATAGACGCTTCCCTGCTGCTGTCCTTCGTTTCGGATGCAGCGGTCCAGTGCCATGATCGCAGCGACGATACCATCGATCTTCTCCGGCGATTTTGCCTTTGTCGGCTTGATATTGCCTGCCGGGTCGGTATCCACGACCACATTCCCCGCCATCCATGCCATGACCGGGTTGCCGCCGTGGGTAATACGCCCTTCCATCAGGAGCTTGTAGAACTCTTTGGTAGGCGGGCTCATATCTTTAAAGCCCTGACCGAAAGGCACGACCGTAAATCCCATCCCCTCAAGGTTCTGGGTCATCTGCACCGCACCCCATCGGTCAAAGGCAATCTCCAGAATGTGATAGGTCTTGCCCAGCTCCTCAATGACTTTTTCGATAAATCCATAGTGGATGACATTGCCTTCTGTCGCCATCAGGTAGCCCTGCTGATACCAGACATCATACGGAACGGATGCCCTGCGCACCCGCTGGGGGATCGTATCCTCCGGTATCCAGAAAAACGGAAGCATGATGTACTTCTCCTCTGGAACTCTGGGCGGGAACATCAGCACAAAAGCCGTGATGTCTCCGGTGCTGGACAAGTCCAGTCCTCCATAACAGTCACGACCTTTGAGGGCTTCCATATCGATTGGCTGATTGCCGAGGTCATAGATGTGTTCCGGGATAAACCGGGTCAGCGAGGATACCCACATATTCAGACGGAGCTGCTTGAACACGTTCTCCTCTGCCGGGTTGTCCAGCGCTTCCTGATACGCATCCCGGACACGCTGGATCTGAATGGTCTGTCCGAGGGAAGGATTGGCTTTATACCAGTTGGCTTCATCATGCCAGTCATCCTCATCTGTCAGTCCATAGACCACAGGATAAAAGGTGTGGTCGATCTTACGTCCAGCCAGCAGGTCAAGAGCTTTCATGTGAAGCTCGTAGCAGATGCTCTCCTTGTCCGTGCCGGCCGTGGTGATCAGGAAGAACAACGGCTGCTCACGGGCATCACCGGAACCTTTGGTAAGGACATCGTAGAGTTTTCGGTTTGGCTGGGCATGAACCTCATCCAGAACAAGACCTGACACGTTCAGACCGTGCTTCGTACCAACTTCGGCAGACAGAACCTGATAAAATCCTGCGTTCCCGTAGTTCACGATGCGCTTGGTGGCTGCCATGATCTTGCACCGTTTCAAAAGTGCCGGGGTCATCTGCACCATCTGATGGGCAACATCAAAGACGATGGATGCCTGCTGGCGGTCAGCTGCAGCACCATAGACTTCGGCAGATGGCTCATTATCGGCAAAAAGCAGATACAAGGCCACCGCAGCGGCAAGCTCGGATTTTCCGTTTTTCTTGCCGATTTCGACATAAGCCGTGCGAAACTGACGGTTCCCTTTTTCGTCCACGATGCCGAACACATCCCGGATGATCTGCTCCTGCCACGGAAGCAGCCAGAACCGCTTTCCTGCCCACTTACCTTTGGTGTGTCGGAGGTTCTCAATAAAGGTTACTGCCCGATCTGCTTTTGCGGCATCGTAATGGCAGCTGGGAAGCATGAACCGGCTGGGTTTATAGTCCTTCAGTTTCGGATAGTTTTTCGGTCTGCACTCTGCCATCAGCTTCCACCTCCTCCCAGCAGATTTTCCATCTCATCGGTAGCATCCGCAGGACCGCCGTCCGAAGCAATGATGCGGCTTCGGGAGGACGGGGTCAGGCCGAACTGCTCTGCGAACTTGTTCATAATCTTCAGATAGGTCTGTGCGATGGACACCTGCGGCACCTGCTGCCAGTAGCCGGACGGGGTCTTGACAATGGTGCCGTGCTGGGTGATGAACTCCTCTGCCTCCTTCCATCGGGCATATGCCTGACAGTAACCGGCAAAGGCCGCCATATCCACTTCGGTCAGGATGCCGATGGCTTCCATCTGTTTGGCAAGTCTGCGCCACTCTTTCTTTGCTTCCGGCTCCAGCCACTTCGGACAGGCCGGTGCTTTCTTGTTGGGCTTCGGTTCGCTGGTGTTCAGCGGATGCTTGCCCGGATTGCCTTCCAGCTCCTTCATGGCGGTCGGCTTTGGTTTTCTGCCTCTGGTAGCCATTGGCATCTCCTCCTTTCT